ACAGTAATCACATATTGGCAAGCACTAGCACTAGGTCTATTAGTATCATTATTATTTAAAAATCATGAAAGTAACTAAGGTATCTGTTACACCAGACGCTGAAAAGTTAATTGGTTATATTGCTAGAGTTAGCAACCCTAAGAATCAAGAGAACCCAGAGGTAGCAGGACTATTAAGGTACTGTATCAAACATGGTCATTGGTCTATCTTTGAGCAAGCAAGTATGACAGTAGAAATTGAAACTACTCGTGGTATTGCTGCACAAATACTCAGACATAGATCTTTTACATTCCAAGAGTTCTCTCAAAGATATGCTGATACTAATCTATTAGCAGAAGAGATACCGATGTTCGATCTCAGACATCAAGATACAAAGAATAGACAAAACAGTTTAGATGATGTACCATACAACAAGAAAAAAGACCTTGAGTACAAAATTGCGGAGCATTTCGTTGAAGCGATGGATCTATACAATGAACTCCTCGCTTCGGGGATTGCGAAGGAGTGTGCGAGATTTGTTCTCCCACTAGCAACACCTACAAGGATGTACATGACAGGAACTATTCGTTCTTGGATACACTACCTACAACTTAGAGGTGGTCATGGTACACAGAAAGAGCATATGGAAATTGCTCACGCTATCGAGGAGATCTTTATCAAAGAGTTCCCTACTATCTCAGACGCATTGGAGTTTTAAAATGCCTACTTACCCTGTAATAAATAAAAATACTCAAGAGAAAAAAGAACTCTCTATGAGTATGAAAGAATACGATCAATGGAGAAAAGACAACCCTGATTGGGATAAGGATTGGAACGCAGGAGTAGGTGGTACTGTTTATGGTACTCCTAAATCAGACGATGGTTTCAAAGAAGTCATGTCTAAAGTTCAAGAAAATCATCCTACTGCAAACCTTTCAAGGTTCACTTAATTATGCCAAGAGCAAGAAAAAAATCTAACGGAAACGGTCAGAACGGAACACCGATTCAACCTATGTCTAAGAAGATGATGAAGCGTAAAAAGCCTATCGACAAATCTTACATGACACCCATCGAACCTATCACTGATAATCAGAAGGTAGCGTTTGAGGCATATCAACGTGGACAAAATTTATTATTACATGGAGCAGCAGGAACAGGTAAGACATTTATTTCATTGTATCTCGCACTTCAAGAGGTACTTGACGAATCAACACAATATGATAAAATAGTAATCGTAAGGTCATTAGTTCCCACTAGAGAAATTGGTTTCCTACCTGGTGATCATGAGGACAAGTCCTATCTCTATCAGATACCATATAAAAATATGGTAAGGTATATGTTTAGTATGCCTGATGACAATTCTTTTGAAATGTTATATGACAACCTCAGATCGCAGGACACTATTGATTTCTGGTCTACGTCTTTTATTAGGGGTGTTACCCTTGATAATACTATTGTTATTGTAGATGAGTTCAGTAATTTAAACTTTCATGAACTCGACTCTATGATTACAAGGATAGGTGAAGATTCTAAGATTGTTTTCTGTGGAGACATAGCACAATCTGATCTAACAAAAGAGTATGAGAAGTCTGGCATCTCAGATTTCATTAGAATTATTAATGAGATGAAAGAGTTCACTGCTATCGAATTTGATATTGGTGACATTGTTCGTTCTGGACTTGTCAAATCTTATCTTATTGCTAAGTACAATCTAGGTTTTAGTTAATGGCTTTTACATTTGTTGATGTTGATCTCGAACCCTTAGAGGTCGAACCTGTGAATAAAGATGGTGTTAGGTTTTATAAACTACCTAAAACTGATAAATATTACCCAAGCGTAACCTCAATCACATCGTTTAAGAACGCTGCTTTCTTCAAAGATTGGAGAAAGAAAATTGGTGAAGACGAGGCAAATCGTATTACTGCTAGGGCAACACAGAGAGGAACTGCGTTTCATAGTATCGCAGAGGATTACATCAATGGTGAACTGGATCTAGAAAAGTACTTGGAAAATAATCCATTATCTGTTAGAATGTTCCAGTCCGCTAAAGATACTCTCAATCGAATAGACAATATACATTGTTTAGAATCATTTCTATACTCACACTACCTCGGTTTAGCAGGTCGTGTTGATTGTATTGCTGAGTTCGATGGTGAGTTGGCAGTAATTGATTTTAAAACGTCCACTAAAGAAAAGAAAGAGGACTACATTGAACATTACTTTGTTCAAGAAACTGCATACGCAGCAATGTTCCTCGAACGCACTGGAATTGAGGTCAAGAAAATTGTCACACTTATCGCAACAGAAGAGGGATCTATACAAGTATTTCAGAAGCACAATCTTGATGACTATTTACAACTACTTAAATCCTACATTGAGGAATTTGTTAGGAGAAAACAAAATGCCTAAGTCGGATGCTAAGAAAGGTCAAGACGATACCTTCCTGACACCAACTAAGTTCTCTCAAGAGATAGAACGTTTGGTCAAGGCAAGTAATGGATTGATTACTTACATTGAGGCTATTGTTACCTATTGCCAAGAGAATGAGGTTGAGTTAGAAACTGTACCTAAGTTAGTTTCTAAACCATTGAAAGAACGTTTGCGACATGAAGCACAACGTCTAAATTACATGAAAAAATCTTCTAAAGGAGTTCTACCACTGTGACAGGGTTTGAAGTGTATAAGATGTATCTAGCATTGAAACAACACTTCACTAAAGAAAAGTATGATTACCATAAGTATCGTGGTAAAGTCAGAGCAAGTGAAGATGCTTTTGAACAAAGACATGATCGTTATTTCTTCAAGAAATTAGCAACAAAGTATTCTGATCCAGAAATATTAGATTACTTCGTTGCTAATTTTGTCTCTGATCCAAAAGGTTATATCAAATCTTTTAGTGATGATGTGTATAAAACTTGGAAGATAAACCAAGAATCTTTTTCTTATAAATTTAAGGAAGATGTCTACTCATTATTAGATGAGTATGATTATCCTTATCAAGATTACTTTGATAGAGTGTTTTCTATCAAGCAAGGTAGTCATCCTAAACTATTAAAGTTTTATCTATCAGGAGAGATTTCATTAGAGACTCTCGTAGTATTTGAATCTTGTTTAGAATTTGTAAAAGATTTTGATAGAGTTTTAACTGATCCTATATGGAAAGAAGTTAGAATGAAGATTATCAAATACCAACCCTTCATAGCATTAGATTGTAATGTTTATAGGGGAGCAATATTAGACACAATAGCAGACAAAGTATGACAGATTTTTTTAACTCAGAACAAGTACAGGAAGATCTCCGAGACATATTCACAACGTATCAGAATCTTGCAGCAATGACTGCGAGGATACAGTTTGAACCTAAAGAAACTAGGGTGCAACACATAGATAAGTGTCAAGATTTAATTGATAAACAAAAGACATTCTTTACAAGATTGTGTTTGTCTGCACCAGAGGATAATGAAGCAGCAGATATGAAAGAGAGAGTTAACTTGATGTCTCAGGCATTTGGATTTAGTAATTTATATGAGTGTTTGGACAAATTAACAGAGACATTAGACGCTGCTAGAAAGAAAGAACTTGACAGGTCATAAATAGTATGGTACGATTACACAGTACAATACACACAATATAACAATACGGAGAATACGATTATGTCTTTTGCATCACTTAAGAAAGCATCCTCAACAGGAAACACTCTTAGCAAACTGACACAAGAGATTGAGAAAATCAATCAACCTCAACAGAACAATAGTGCTGATGAGAGATTTTGGAAACCAGAGCTAGACAAGTCTGGCAATGGATTCGCAGTAATACGATTCCTTCCTGCACCCGATGGTGAGGAAATGCCTTGGGCAAAGGTGTGGAGTCATGCATTCAAAGGTCCTGGTGGACAATGGTACATTGAAAATAGTTTAACAACTATTGGAAAGGATGATCCAGTTGGCGAGTACAATCGTGAACTTTGGAACAGTGGAAAAGAGTCCGACAAAAACATTGCTCGTGCTCAAAAGAGAAAGTTATCTTACTATTCTAATATCTACGTTGTGTCAGATCCCGCACACCCAGAGAACGAAGGTAAGGTTTTCTTGTATAAGTATGGTAAAAAGATCTTTGATAAACTCGTTGAAGCAATGCAACCTGCATTTGCAGACGAGACACCACTAGATCCTTTCAACTTTTGGAAGGGTGCTGACTTCAAATTGAAGATCAGAAAGTTAGATGGTTATTGGAACTATGATAAGTCAGAGTTCGCAGCAACATCAACACTCGGTGGATTCGATGACTCTAAGTTAGAGTCTATCTGGAAAGAGGGATACTCTTTAACAGAATTTGAAAGTGCAAAGAACTTTAAAGATTATGATGCGTTGAAGAAACGTCTTGATCTTGTATTAGGTTTGACAACACCTCATCCAACTATCGAAGATGAATCATTAGAAGATTTATCAGAAGGTAAGAATGGATCTTGGGGACAAGAAGTTTCAGACTTCAGAGAGAAAGCAGTTGCTTCTTCTCCAGTACAAGATGAAGAAGATACTTTATCATACTTCTCTAGATTAGCGGAAGAAGATTAGGTTCACTTTATAAACTGGCACAGAAGGGAGTTGTCAAGACTCCCTTTTTTGCTATAATATAAACATAACAATAAAACAAATGAAAGTATTTCTTGCCTCAGTAATTGCACTAACTCCTGTTTCTGCTATTGCTAATGAATATCAAGAAGGATATTCACTCACCAGAACATGTACAAAGACAGAGTACAGAGAAGAGTATGTACCTGGTACAATGGATAGTCCTGGCTATGTAAAGAGTTGGACAGACACAATAGAAGTTCCATGTGACCCCACTACAAGAGTCTACAGACAACCTACAAGGATTGAAGAAACTGTTTACGAAGATAACAATGATTGCACAGATGGAAAGGTTGCAGGTGGTCTTCTTGGTGGAGGAGCAGCAGCAGCGATGTCACGAGGTGATGGTCGTTGGTGGGCAATTCCATTAGGTGTAGTAGTAGGTAGTAGTATAGGATGTGATATGGCAGGAGGATGACATGGTAGATATGATAGTAAAAAACTTCCCTCTCACTGAAGTTGTCAGACGACCTAAAGATACATACACAAAAGCAGAAGTAGATGCTCTTATCAGGTATGCTATTGATGAAGCAAGAAAAATTGATGCTGAGTCAATGGCAAAGCATAATAGAGACGCAACGGTTATCTCTATGATACTTGGGTTTACTGCTCTTGCATTGTTTGTAGATGGTTTACTAAGGTTGTTAGGTATCATACCACCATTCATGGAAATAGATATAGATCTACTTGATCAGATTGTAGATAGGGTAGAAGATGATGTATTAGATAAACTTAAACAAGTACCAATCCAAAAATTACTAAGACGTTAATGAAGGAATTTGATTATGATCTCGATTATAAGAGACTTGATTTTACAGACGAGGAAACTCGTAAACTTTATCGTATTGGAAGGGGAGAGCAAGGAGTTCTACTGGTTCGCCCTTATACTGACGATATATGTGCTCATTGGAGATTTAAGACACCAGAGATTGCAATAAAATCTTCTAACCAGATCTTCTCAATGTACCTAGACTACAGAGATGAAAAAGATTTCATCGGTATGGATATGTGTCGTAAGTTTTTAGAAATGGGTCATACTAGAGCAAGACGTTATGCAAATCATAACTCAGGCAAGAAGTATGATGCTGAAGGTAATGTCAGACCTCAAGAAGAAGACCATGCCACCAGTAAATATGCTCAATCCGCAACAATATTTAAAAAAGTTAGAGATATTGTCGCAAAAAACTCTACGTATGTTAGAATGAGAAAAGAATGGAGATCACAAGAATGATTTTTTTATCATGCCCACCAGTTTATACTTTACCAGGTACATGGACTAAGTGTAATGCTATTATACCTCACTATAATGCTGATCCAAATCAGACATTTGGTATATCAATTCTAGTAATCTTGGTATTACTATCAGGGTTTGGAATTTACAGAGCATTCTTTAATAATAAAGGTCTAACCGATCAATGGGATGACCACGAGGATTAATTATGAAACTAACTCAAGAACTAATTGACAAAATTCAAGAGGCAATGCTACACACCAAAAAGGATGGCACTGTCAACTGGAAAGACACTGACGAGGTTGTAGTACAGCTAGCAGGTACATTTGCTGCTGACAGGTTCATTGTTATCAAGAATAGGACAAAGGATCCAGTAGTATCTGCTGAACCTCATCCTCATTTTGATTATGAGAAGAAGGAGTGGTTGAAAGATGGTAG